TTACGATCCTACCGCCTGTGGCATGGGTGGGGCAAAGTCAGATAATTTCTGGTTCAGAATGGCAATCTGATCCGCATTGTTATCCGACATCCATGCACCATAAACCTGATACACCATCTGCGCATTTGTGTGACCCATTTGCGACGCAATGAAGTTCGGGTTTGCTCCTGCGGTTAGCGACCAGCATGCGTAAGTGTGACGTGACTGGTATGCTCTCCTGTAACGCAAGCCTGCTCTCTTCATTGCTGATTCCCAACTCTGAGCTACAGAGCCAACAGCGTAATGGTGACCTGCGATCCCGTTTGTTACAGTAGCCTGTGGGTTAAAGACAAAAGTGCAGGGGTGAGTGGTTGTCCGGCCATACTCCCGCAATTTCACTTCGACCTGATGCTGCTTGCCGAGTCGTGTCATTTCCGCCTGATTTTTCAGCACGTCCAGTGCAGGTTGGATCAGGTGAATAACCCTGTCTGTGCCCGCATCCGTTTTTGGCAAGGTAAATTCTTTGGTTAATGTGTGATTCCTTCTGACCATTAAGGTGCCCGCCTTCAGGTCGATATCTTCCCACGCCAGCCCACATAACTCTCCGTGCCGCATCCCCGTATACACCGCCAGTGACCAGAAATTCTTTATCTGCTGGTTGTAACAGGCATCAATGAGTCTTACGAACTCGTCCCGGGTTAGCGGATCCGGAACGGCCTTCGCCTTCTTCAGAAAGTCGATGCCATCAAACGGGTTCTTCTTTATATACCCACTTTCGGTAGCGAACTGGAACATGAAAGACATCACCATCATGTAGTTATTCACCGTCCGTGCAGAGCGTCCTTTAACCGGCGTTCGCTGTCCTTTCTTCAGGGTGTGATACCCCGTCAAAAGCTCCTTCCTTATAAACAGCAAATCCTCCTGTGTAACTGCCGACGCCAGTTTTTTCTCGCCAATCCTTGGCACCATATTCCTGACGATTGATTTATACCGCGACAGAGCGTTAGTGGTAATTTCCATGCTTTTCAGTTCAAGCCACTTCTTCGCCAGTTCAGTGACGGTTATTTCCTTTCTGTCCTCGCCGAATCGTTGAAGGTTTGCAGACTGAGGAAACTGCGCTGCATAGTTAAAACGTCCTGTCTTAATGGCGTAGCAAACCGATGCGCGTAACTCTCCAGCCACCTTCCGATTCTTTGGCGTATCCACAACGCCAAGGCTTTCCCTGACCCTGACGCCTTTATACATGAACCATATGCGGAGCGTTCCTCCGTGGTTCTCAACGCCTGTTGGGTATGCCATTCTTCCCTCCCGACGTCCAAGAGCCTGACTAGGTTACCCTGTAATTTAATTCCGGGCACCAGGCTGTTTGGACGCTTGCTGTTCTATCCAGAGATTGATCGCCTCGGTGTTGTACATACATTCACTGTTTGGCTTGGGTTCACCGTCCGGGGAGACGTGCAAATACTCACGCCCCAGGAACCATGACTCGCGCCGGGCCCGCTCGATGGTCCCGCGTTTCAGGCCTGTTACGGCGATAAGGTTTTGCTCGGTCACCCACTTATTGGGTACAAGCTGGATCACTTCGCTCATTGGTTATCTCCAGGCAATAAAAAAGCCGCTGGTCTGCGGCTATTCGACATTCACGCAACACATCAGGTCGATAATGGCGTCCTTTAATCGCTGCTCTAATTCGCCCCCGTATCTCCGAATAAGCTCCTCCATTGCGTCATAGCAAAGGCTGGCTTCTTCATTAGTCATGGATATAAATACGCACTCTTCCAGATGGTCATGGTTTGACAGCATCACTTCCTCCAGGCAAAAATAAACCCGCCGAAGCGGGCTGTATTCGTTGCTGATTCAGGCATCACTCACCGCCCGGTTTCATCTTGCGAATCTCAAACGGGTGAACAGGGATGGCTTTCATTTCGCCATCATCCAGCGCTGTAAGCTGTGCAGAAACCAGTTTGGCTTCCCACTCGTTCAGAACGCGAAGATATCCCTGACCGGTTGCTGCGTCGGTAAATACCAGCGCCGCGTTAGTCAGCTCTACGGTGCGCATCATTCAGCCTCCTGCTGCGGTGCTGCTGGATAAGCGCTGCCTTCCTGTCCCGGCTCATTACTACCAGTGCAAACATTCCTGTGGTCATTGGCATGAGGGCAGCGCTTGTTACCACATTCAGGGCATACAACGAAACGCATGTCAGTCATGCTCGCAGGTCGGCAGGTGTGACACCAACAATCCGGAATCACCGGCGATCCAACAGCCAATTCAGCACAAATTTTGGCAGTGGCTATGCAGCCTAAGCATTCGCAGTCAGGCCGGTATCCATGGTCAATGGGATTTGGGGCCAGTGATCTGGTTGACGAATCCGCGCTTTCCCGACAATTGTTGGTTGACGAATCCGGGATTTCCCGAAAATCAGGCGCTGTTGGCAACATATCCGGCCCCTTGCGGATAGCTTTAGCTAACTCCAGTGGATCATCGTAAAGCCAGTCACCTGTTTGCGGATGATTAGCTTCTGCCATTAGAGCGGACCACTCGCAACCGTCTTTGTAGCCTTGCAGGTAGTCCAACGGCAACGTGTAAGGCTGGCTTACCTGTTCGTTATTGCCGGACAACTGGTCTGCCTGTACTGCTGGCGCTGCGGTGCTACCGTCACCAAGTTTGGCGGCTCTCCAGCCCTCCCATTTATGAATAAATTCATAGGCACCCCATGCATTGTATTCAGTGCAGGCATAGCCGTTACCACATCTGATGACATGCTTTGGAAGCGGGAAAACCTTTTCGAAATCGTCTCTAGGGTCAGTGGCGATAATGTTCATGATTTACCCCCATTGAGCATTGCAGCGCGGCAGGCGTTCCAGCCGACTGCTTTTCCATGCTCAAACGCGCTGTCAAAGTCATCATCAATTTCTATCGCATCAGGAACCACCGCTGGCTGCGGTAACTGTGGTGCTGCGTGACAGTCGCATTCAATAAAAATTGGCTCTCCCCACGGATAAAAGCCACCGCTATCTGCCATGCCTGTTCCGCCGCATTTCGGACAAACAGGCTCAGCGGCGGCGCGGTACTGCTGTAGCTCGCGGGCCATCATGGCAACTTCATTGTGACCCGCTGGCAGTGCCATGCATTCATGGCTTTGCAGATTTGCTAACGTACTTAGGCGCTCATCTGATACGCGTTCGTTGATTGTCATGGTCTAATCTCCGTTTTGCCACCCAGAATGCGGATCGCAATTCGCTCACGCAGAGTAAGCTGGCGGTGCTTACCGCGAGCATTTACGATTTCAGGCTTGCCATTAGGCGGATAATTAACCCTGACTGATTGACCGTCCAGAGCGTGAGACGCCTCAAGCAGTGCTGACTTTAAATACTCAGGGCATTCTTTCTGAACTTTTTCGCCGTCAGAAATTACGCCTGCAATCCCTTGCAGTAGACTCGCTAAATTACTCAGATAATTCTTCATATCCCTCACCCCTCCACCGTTAAATTGATGCCAGCGACTTTCAGCGCGTCAGCAAGCATAATCCGGTATGCCTTCAGCATTGCCTCACGCACATTGTCGGTGCTGTAAAACGCCTCATGAGCGCGAAGCATCGAGTCCAAAGAAGGTTGCAGTTGCGCCAGTTGTTCTGCTGTCATTGTCATGCTGCACCGCCTTCAACACGTTTAAACTCAATCACCCAAACCCACGGGTTAGCCTGCCAGCTTTCTTCGCCGTAGATTGACTTCCAGAGGCTTTGGAAAGATGCACGGTAAAGGTCATTCATATTGACGTAATGAGGGAAATCCTCAGACCAGAACTGGAAAAACTCATCCTCAGCCGCGTAATTTCTAGCCACTACAGTCTGATCCCAAACTTCAATATGGATACCTTCTCGCTCAGCATCTTCATGACTGATACTGTTCAGCCGCTCCACTCGCACGTCGGTAATCTCCAGCAGAATACGACTGGCCCAGCGCGGCATGTGAATTGATGGACGCCAGCAGCAATGCAGATTATCGTCAGCGTCGTAAAACTCTGGCGCAGGCTTCCCATCAGCCCTGTAAACACAGAAATCTGGCTTCTCAAATTTAGAGCTGTCTTCGAGATACGCTTCCATGTGTTCGTAATCGAATAGCGGCCCCTGATAGGCCTCCCGCACCCAAATGCGATCGCCGGGCTTACCGAACGGGCAATGTTCACGGTAATAGCTCTGGCTGTTTTCATGGTCTATTCCACATTCCAGCGGGTAGCATTCACCTATCTGAGAGCCTAAATCGATAAGGTTAAGATGCCGCTCACTGATAATCCGCCGCGTCTGCGTCTTCCGTCCGTCGAGAATGGCGCGCACCATTTCGCCGTTAAAAATCATTCCGCGCTCTTTCATACCTGGCCCCGCGAAGCTGTGCTGCCCAATCGTTTAACGCCTGCTCTGCGTATTCGCCTGACAGACCATCATCCGGCGCGGTGGCCAGTTCTTCTTTGGCTCCGAGCACCGCCTTAACCACGTCGTAAACTTCTGCCGTTGGTTTATCGATGAAACCGTGATTGAATGCGGCGGCAAGGCGGGCGGCGGCAAAGTTAACGCCTTCCACGCGGCCAATTGTGCGCTGTTCGTTCACCCATGCGTCCGTTGCGGGGGTTTTCAGTTTTTCCAGAACCGCATCGTCAGGCTGATAGGGTCCGTTATAGCTGAACTCATCCGCGTCAAAGCCAATCAGCGCCGCATTCTCCCCAGCCAGCGCCGCGCACTTGGCTTCCAGTTCAGCAACATGACAACGTGCGTCAGCATCGTTTGCTTCTGACGCCTTGAGTGCTGCCGCCAGCGCGTTAATGCGCTCCACCAGGTCAACCGGTGCGACGTCATCAGCATCCTGCCCGAACCCAAGTGCCTGACGAACGGCGCGAGACTCCGCCATGCGTTGGTCTGCCTCACCGGCAGGCATTGAATAGCGAGCCAGTTCCGCCGCCAGCGCATCACTACGCGCACTCTGCACGTCCAGCGCCGATGCAAGCTCGGTCAGCAAATTAGCCACGCTACGCACGTCTACCGCGCCGCAGTCGGCTTTTAACTCAGACGCCAGTTCATGACCGGCGCTTACCAGGGTCTTATTGTTATCTGTCATTTCCGCACTCCTTTAATCATCAGGCTGATGTAGCGGTTATCATCCGGGCCGGGAAAACTGTGGCGTTTGAGTAACTCCGATTTGTCTGGCATAGGCTTTACTCTTTGGCGGGCTACTAATTCGTTAGGGGATATATCAGGGTTGTAGGATTGACCAGTCATGATGTGTTCCTTACTCGTCTCGGGCGTGACCAAATCGCCCGTACCAGACGCGAACATGTGCGCGGGCTGGAAGGCGAGGGCCAATCGCTATAAATTGCGGTCTTATCGATGCTCTGGTGTTCTCATCCCAGACCATCTTTTCGTGTCTTACGCGGAAATGTTCATTCATCCGTTCCTCACGGGAGACAGGCTCCTGCGGGCTGGTCATGAACTTGTCGATAGCTTCTTTCATTCGGGCCAGCACCTCTTCGCGGGTGCCGCATTTAACTGGCGGGCGTAAGTAATCCGCCCCGGGAAGAGGTGACATAGAAAGCTCCTGATTATTTAGAGTGCGTGTATAGCGTGGTTAGGGAAGGGTGGACCGATAGTTAAAACGGAGCGTCATCGTCGAAGTTCATCGGTGGCTCATTCATCGTTTGAGTCTGGCGATGTTGTTGTCGTGGTTGCTGGCGAGGAGCATCATTACTGGCAGTGCCGCGCGGCGGTAAATCGATATCGCGCACCAGAATGGTTGGCATCTGCGCCAGTGTACCGTCCTGACGAGTCCATTCCTCAACGAGAAACTCACCTGACACAGTAACCTTTGCGCCTTTCACAATTGCAGCGGACAGCTTCTCGGCCATCGCGCCAAACATTTTGCAGTTCAGCCAGGAGGTTTTTTCGTTTTCTCCAAACCCGGTCTTAGCTGGCAGGGAGAAAGAGGCAATATGTTTTCCATTTGGTGTGACGCGGAGCACCGCGTCTTTACCAACATTGCCGGATACAGTGATTGTATTAATTGCCATTTATGCCGCCTGAGTTTGTTGTTGAAGTTCTTTGCCGCGAGTCCGGTAGGTTTCCTGCGCCCGGGCCTCATGTTCTTTTGAGTTGCCGAGTTTGGGCCATACATCCTTGTAAGCCGCCTGAAGCTCTGCCACCGACTGCGCCAGCGCCGCTTTATCACCAAACTCTTTCAGCGCATCCTCAGCGGCCTGCGGTGTCACATGATGAGCCTCCGCGTCAGCATCAATTGCCGTTTCTTCAGTGGGAATGCAGAACGCCTGAAATGCTGCGTATTTGTATGCGATAGACATGGCCTTGTTCGTTGCCTTGTCACCGCTGTCCATCGCTTCACCGTAGGTGGTTACGGTATGAATGCTGCCGTCTTCCGTGCTGACGAAGTCGAAATCTGCCTTTACGACGACATAAAACAGCACTCCGCCTTTCTGGGTTGTTCGCTCGGTCACTGTTCGCTCAGTTATTCTTGGGAGGATCAGAAGTCCGTGAGCAACAAGGGCAGGGGCAAGTGCGTTGTAAACCTGATCGATACCGCGAAAATTAAACCCCTGCTGGGCATTCTTACGGTCTTTGCTAATGCCGGTAGCGGCCATATCCTTAGCCACCGCGCTAATAGCTGCGTAAACCTTTTTTCCTTCCATCTTTCACCTCAGAATGGCATTTCATCGCCAAGGAAATCGCACTTATTAATCCGCTCAACGCGGGCCATATCCAGACAGTGGCGCTTCATTTGTTTATTGCCATCCTTGCGCCAGTAAAGAGCCTCGATAACATGGTATTTCCGCTTCAACCGGCTAAGCTCCGGTGTTCTTGCTGGAGTTACGGGGATCATGATTCCTCCTCTTCTGGCTCGGGTGATTTCTCTGGTGCGTCAAGGTCTTTCATCAGGCGAATAAACGCATCGTCTGACCAGTCTTTAACAGGCGTATTCATTTCTTTCTCCGGTACCACGGAATATTCACCGCTTTGCGAATTTGCTCGTAGGCCGACATCCACATAACGCCGTCACCCAAATAACGGGCAATAACAGCTTTGTTCTGTGCTGCTTTAAGTGCTGCGTGGTTTATTTGCATAACGACCTCAACTGGCACATTGCGGCGCGGATAAGCTGGCGAACTTTGCGGTGTAATTCAGATTCAGGCGGGTAATAAGCGGACATGACGCCGCTACCCGCGAACTGTAAGTGCATCATGGGGTAGGTTCCTTTGGTTGTGTGATTGCATGTGGCTAATGGCTGATTAACCATTACTCAGATGCAAAGCCGCAATTAAGCGGATCTGAGTTTTTTCACGTAGTTCATGCAGTAAGTTGGTGAGCAATCTTTCCAGGTGTTCTTATGCTGCATACGCTGGCTTGGAGGGTAGTAAGCAACCGTCCCTTGCGGGGTCCTGAATATCAGCGTGTTATTTCCTTCCTCAAACTCCACTGCATTCCTCTTGAAAAAAGCCGCTATTCGCTCATGGGCTGAGTCGCGAGCCTTCCTGCGTCGCTCTTTTAATTCCGGCTTCAAGTCTTTCCAGAATTCAGCCATATCACCCATACATTTCCTCCAGGCAAAAAGAAGCCGCCCTGACTGCGATCGGCAAATAAACATCAAGGGATGATTTCTCCATTAATCAGCACAGGTCTTCGTCTCCTGACTGATTACGAGCGATATTGCTCGGTGTATCCACTCAGAAGAATGAATACACAGCGCTTAATCGATATTTTCTATCCCTCACCTCTGTTAACGTTGCTAATAAAAAAGGCCGCCTAAGCGACCTGTGAATGATTGCCGGGATGTTTAGCCACGCCCGGCGCGTGATTTCCTTCACTTTCCACAGCCAAGGAAGGGCTTAGACTGGAGTTTCCACAGTCAAAAAAGGGAATTGCCATGTCAGAGAGTTTTGAGGTCAAATTCTCCTGCCCGAATTGCGGCAGTGAATCTTTCATATTTAGCGCCGAACCTGGCACGATGGAGAATCTTGAATCCTGCGCCGGTTGCGGCAGGGCTATCAGCAAGGACGATGTCATCGAGCACAGCAGGAAGATTGCTAAGAAGCGAGCTGATGAGATCCTCAGGAATGCATTCAAGGGAATTAACTAAACCCTGAAGTTCTGCCACCTGACTTTGTAACTCGGTGGTGTCCAGCTCAATCGACACCACTAAATTTCCAGTTTTAGTCATTCTTTCCTCACTTAATAATATGCGTTGCGTCTTTACGAACCTTGCGGAATCCCGCGCTGTACATCGCTACTTCTGGCAGGCAGCATGACCCTTCATAGCGCTGAACCTGTGAAGTGATGGTCACCACCTCAGCCCGCATCGTTGGCTTGCGCTTGCACTGCAACTCAACACGCGCCGGGGTAGGGCGATGCATCACTTCTGAACTGATAGCGGCTTCACTCTGAAGGTGAGCGCGGCGCTCACGCCTACGAGCTGCCGACGAACCGTTAAATGCTGTTCTGCGTGACATAGTTACCTCCTGAGTGAACTTTGGTGATGCGATGCCAGGCGCTTATCTTCTGGTTGTCTCGATGGACTGCAATTCGTCGCATCCCAAAGCACACGCTTTGGTACTAATTGGCTTTGCAGCCACGTAGGTGAATCCATCACCGTTGTAGAAAGAGCGTGTTATCCGTTTCGTTTTGGCCAGCGTCCTGCTGATGGGGTAAATATACACGTAATGTGATTTTATCGTCAATCACAATATGTGTATTATTTTAAATCTCACGTTATGTGTATGACTCGATTAACAATTTATTTTTTGTGTGCTCACTATTCCGCTTGTGATAGCTTGTGATGGTCAAAATCTGAGCGATTGCCGATGCAGGTTTAGCAAGAAAGTGCAGGTTTAATGAAAAAGTGCAGGAGTGGTGGTTTAGTGCAGGAGTAACGTGCGTGGGCGCAGTGATTTTTGGATCTACGAGTAACTTATTGATTTATATCGGATGCCGCTTTTAGCGGTTAGTGTAAGTTATTGATTTTTTCGTGGGCGCGGTGAATTTGGGATCGCGCAATGGCAGGCAATAAAAACCCGGCACGGTGGCCGGGTGGTTAGGCTATTCAGCAGTAGGATTAAGGCTTGTTTTTGTCGTGCTTTACAAGCGCCTTGTGTGTTTTTTTAATGCTGCTTCTAACTTTCTGGATTTTGTCCTGGGACAGCTTAATATTTTCAGGTGCTGTGCCGGTGTTGGATATCATTACATTGCGAACCGATCTACCAACGATCTCAGCAGCATTTTCTAACTGGCCCTGACCCTGAAGGTTCTGGTTCCTTATTCTGGCTTCAGTTTGCGTTATGCGGAATATATTAGCCGCCAACTCTTCACTTCCCATAAAATCAAGCATGGTGCCATCTTTGTCAGAAAGACCTTTCTTGGCCTTCAGTTGTCGTAAGTTCATGTTATACATGCCCCGATAACCGGCATTCTGGAACAACCCGTAATCTGCTACACCGTGCTTATGGGCAACATGGCTCAGCGTTTTTTCTCGAGATGTAATTTCGCCACGTAAATATACGCGGTTTACAGCATCATGATTGTGGTAAGCGGCTTGTATCTCGGCAGCTAAGCCCGCAAAGTACGCCTGTGCATTAGAAACCTTACTGTTTCCAATGTCGCCATTCATAACAGTTAGATAACATGCAAACCTTGTCAGTTTAAAATCATTAACCGCATTTTCTGAAGGCATCTGGATAAAGTTATCGTACACAGGAATATCAAGGTTCACACACACTGATGTGGCCTTGTTAATGGCTTTAAGGATTTGATCCATCCCGTTGTAACCAAGCATCATAGCCAAATCTGATGCGAGCCAGTATGTAACTCCATTTTCCCTAGCGAAGTCATCAAAAGTCATGGGCGATGTTTCATCGAAAACGGTAAGTTGCTTACTCATATCACATCCAAATTTGCTCATTTTTCATCCCTTATTTTATCATATTTAAGCATTTCACATGCTTTTTTGTGCTGTGTGTCGATAGTTAAACTCTTTGCATCCTACTCAAAGATATCCTCAGGCCACTGCGCCTTAACCACCTTACCGATGATGCGGCAGTTCTCGTTGCACGGGATGCTTTCATAACGCGGGCTAGGGTTAAGCGGCTCCAGCCAGTGCTTACCGTCATCCCAGGTGTATTTCTTGAACGTGACCTCGGAATCGCCAAACACGCCTGCAACGCAGAAATCTCCGGCATCCACCTCTTCAGCCGGGTCTACCAGGATAAGCATTCCTTCCGGGAAGCTGGGTCGCATTCCCTGTGGTGCGGTCATAGAGTGACCCTTCACCTCAAGCCAGAAAGCGTCTTTGCTGGCCTTTTTAGTTGTAGAAACCCACTTTTGAGCATCACCCTCAGTGAATGTGCCTACTTCTGAAAACTGTCCGGCCTGTACCGTAGTGAACAGTGGGTATTCGTACTGCTTATAAACAGGACCAGATTCGTCGCCAAAAAGGATCAGCGATGGAGATACACCCAATACGGAAGCCAATACCAGCGCATCATCTGCACTAACCTTGCGCGTACCAAGCTCGTAATTTCCAAGGCGCGACGGAGCAGCCCAACCACAAAGTTTGGCTAGCTGTGCCTGGCTAAATCCCTTTGCTTCTCTGAGGGACTTAATCCTTTCCCCGATAATCTCATGCATAGTTTTCATACCGATAATCTATCACGGCATGTGATTACTGTATTTACACAAGGTGAGATTGACAGTTAATCACATATTGTGAATAATAAGTTTGTATCAACCGAAAAGGAGACTGCAATGAACAACATTGCACAGCAGCGAAAGAAAATTGGAGTTTCGCAAGCTGTTCTGGCTGAGGCAATTGGTTGGGGGCAGTCCCGGATTGCCAATTACGAACTCAACATTCGAACGCCCGGCCTTAACGATTGCCGCGAAATTGTAGAAGCATTAAAGAAACTTGGCTGCAAATGCACCCTCGATGAAGTGTTCCCACCTTCAGATAGCAAAGCCGCCTAAGCATCACCGCTCTTTTCACAACGGACATGACGTCCTACGTCGCTGCAAAGCGAATCCCAAATCAATAAACAACTATGCGTCACCCGTTATGGGTGTGCGCTCATTAACTATTCACTAATGGAAATACTACGAAATGGATCACGCAAACAAACGCAATGAGGCGCTCCGCATTGAGAGCGCATTACTCAACAAAATCGCATTACTCGGCACTGAGAAAACAGCCGCAGCTGTAGGTGTGGATAAAGCGCAGATTAGCCGGTGGAAACGGGACTGGATACCCAAGTTTTCGATGCTTCTCGCCGTTCTGGAGTGGGGTGTTGTCGATGACGAAATGGCACATCTTGCCCGTCAGGTTGCATCAATCCTGACCAAAGAAAAAGCCCCAAACGCGCCAACGTTTGAGGCCTGATAACACTGTGTTACGCCAACACAATATCTATAACTGGAGAATATCATGATTTTGACAGTAAGCAAAAACGCACTGCTGAGTGCAATGATTTTTCAGGCTAAAGGCGACGTTCGTTATTACCTGAATGGCGTCTGTTTCGCTCCGGATAAAAAACTCTACTCCACTGACGGTCACCGCGCATTTATCGGTGAGCACACAACTGAAGGACTGGACGATCAGGTCATCGTCACAATCAGCGGCCCGAAGGTCACTAAGTTTGAGACCGCCTCAATCGACACTGATACTGGCATTGTTTCCTACCTTGATGAACATGGCGAACGCTCTTCTGCGGGGGTGTGCAAAGTGGTTGATGGTCGATTCCCCGACGTCGAAAGACTCCGTTCCGCACATGAAAACCAACCGGTAAATGAAATCGGGTTTAACGCAAGTTATCTCGCTGATATCGAAAAGGCTGCAAAGCTCTACAACCCTAAATTCTGCGGAGTAAAAATTAAGCCTGGCGGCTCAGAAAAGGTGGCTGTTGTTGAATTCAATAGCGCGTTCGGTAATGGACAAGTCCTCATCATGCCAATGCGTTTTTAGGAGCTGACAATGAGCAAGCCACTCAGTCCTGATCAGGACAAATTACACAAAAACATTATTCGTGATCGCTACCTGTCCGGTTTCAAGCAGCCTGGTCGATTCCGGGCTGAGTGGGAAAGGGTTAAGCAATTATTCAGAGGTAAAGGTCATGAGTAATCTGGCAACAGTAACACACCTGAGGCCCAAAGAGCGGCCTGTGGAGCAACGCGTGGCTGATCTCGAAGATGGGTATACCCGTCTTGCTAACGCGCTGTACGACGAGCTTATAGGTGCTGATTTGACGAAGAACCAGAGCAAGGTTGCTCATGCCATTTGCAGGAAAACATACGGATTCGGCAAGAAAATGGATCGCATTTCCGATAGCCAGATATCAGCCCTGACAAGACTCCCTCGGCAGAAGGTTAACAAGGCTAAAAACGAGCTTATCGCTATGAATGTTCTGAAGAAAGAAGGGATGCAGATTGGCCCGAACAAGAACATCTCAGAGTGGAAAATCGAAGGGTGTCACTATTCTGGTGATAATGTCACTGCATTGGTGACAAAAGATGTCACCAAAACGGTGACTACCCTGTCACCAAAACAGAGTCACACAAAAGAAACTATTCAAAAGAAAGAAAGAAAAGAAAACACACAGTCATCTTGCGATGACCGCGAGCCGGTTAAACCTGAAAAGCGAAAAGCCGTCCGCATCAATTACGACGAGTACCTGGCAGCGTTCAATGAAATTGTTGGGGATCGTCTTCCTCACGCTGTTGAAGCCAATGCCGAACGCCAGCGCAAACTGAAAAAGCTGATTGACTCTCTCGCGACCAAAAACATCGACGGTTACCGGGCATACGTCAAGGCCTTCATGCACGCTGCAAGACCTTTCCACTTCGGAGATAACGATCGCGGCTGGGTGGCTACATTCGACTATCTGCTTCAGCCAAAAGTTTTAACCGCAATTCGTGAGGGAACACTATGAGACAGGATATCGAAGCCAGCGTTATCGGCGGCCTGCTGATGGGCGGCCTTACTCCAACGGCCTGTGAAGTGCTTGCGACGCTACCGGCAGAAGCATTCTCCATTCCCGTTTACCAGACAGCCTACAGAGTCATCCAGAAACACGCATCCGTACGTAACCTGATTGACGGCCTGATGGTTGCCGAGGAGTGCGGGGAAGGGCATTTTGCTGACATCATGGAAACTGCCAAATCATGCCCCAGCGCGGCAAACCTGAAAGGCTACGCCGGAATGGTGACGGATGCCTATCAGCGACGGCTGGTTTTGCAACTGATGGATGAAATGCGCGGGCCAATCAGCAACGGAACGCTGGACGCCTCAACGCAGGCAATAGACGAGCTGGTAAAGCGTCTCGGGGCCGTCAGGAAGCCAAAGCAACAGGTGCAGCCTGTACGTCTTGGTGATGTGCTTGACGACTACGCCGAAACGCTGGAGAAGCGCTTACGCAACGGTGAAGAGTCGGACACGATGAAAACCGGTATCGACGACCTCGACGCCATTACTGGCGGTATGAACGCCGAAGACCTGGTAATCATCGCGGCCCGTCCTGGAGCGGGTAAGACGGAACTGGCATTAAAAATTGCCGAAGGCGTGGCAAGCAGAAAACTACCCGGAACGGAAACAAAGCGCGGCGTTTTGATGTTCAGCATGGAGATGAGCAGACTCCAGATTGTTGAACGCAGCATTGCCGGCGCCGGAAACATGTCGGTTAGCGTACTGCGAAATCCGGCGCGAATGGACGATGATGGATGGGCCAGGGTATCGAATGGTATTGCCCGTCTGCAGGACCTGGATGTCTGGCTGGTTGATGCGTCAAAGCTGACCGTCGAGCAGATCCGCGCGGTGGCAGAACGACACAAGCAGGAGCACCCCCAGCTGTCGCTCATCATGGTCGATTACCTGGGCCTGATTGAGAAGCCGAAAGCCGACCGCAACGACCTGGCTATCGCGCACATCTCCGGGAGCCTCAAGGGCATGGCGAAAGACCTGAAAACCCCGGTCATTTCACTTAGCCAGCTATCCCGTGAAGTGGAGAAGCGTCCGCAAGGCCAGCGACGGCCAACGAACGCCGACCTCCGCGACTCCGGCAGCATCGAACAGGACGCCGACTCAATCATCATGCTCTACCGTGAGTCGGTGTATGACGAGAACAGCCCGGCAGCGCCATTTGCTGAAATCATCGTGACTAAAAACCGTTTCGGCTCGCTGGGTACCGTGTATCAGCGGTTCGTGAATGGCCACTTTATGGATTGCGATCAGGATGAGGCGAGGGGTGTTTGCACATCAGCAGGCCAGCCTCAATCGAGGGGCAAGCGTTATTCAAAAGGGGCAGACGTATGATTTTCGCAAAGTGCTTTGGCATTGCCTGGATGCTTGGCTGGTTCTTCGTGCTGTTCAAGATTTTCGTGAAGAAAACCATTGAGGGATACGACCCGTTCGCCGGGCTATTCGCTACGGCCTTTGTTTGGGTGCTTGTAGGACTATGTCCAATTCTGATTGTGAAGCTTGGATGGTGGCTAATATCGGGCCGCCCTGTTCAATAAATTACTGAGAGAGATGAGACGATGAAGGACATCAGCATCCTGATGAATATCGGGCTGGCTGCAATTGGCTACCTGTTCATTATGTTCAAGGCTGGCGGATGGCTAACGCTGAAAATCGCAAAGCAGTGGGATAAGCGGCGTAAGCAGGAAGTTAAGCAGCGGGCGGTAAACCAGCTTTATGACGCATTCGAACTCGACAAAATTAAAGGCTCTGACGAGCTGAAAATAACCACTAAAGGCAACCTGGTCATCATGATGTACCGGACGGAGGGAATCAATCGTGAAAGTTAAAACAGCAGAGCTGAGCGGCAGGGCGCTTGATTGGGCGGTGGGAAAAGCTATCGGCGCTAACGTTGGCGTAACTATCGGTGGTTTGGTTAAAGAGATTGCCTCGTATAACCCTATTGATATGAGTTTGTGGCAACCAACTAACGACTGGTCTATTTGCGGGCCGCTAATTGATGGTTATTCGCCTGTAATAACCATTTGCAGAGGAATGGTAAGGACTGAGATAGCCACCTTAGAGAATGACGTTTCCGCTACCGGTATCGGCATTGGCATTACTTACACCATATCTTTCTGCCGGGCGCTGGTATCCCTGAAGCTTGGCGATGAGGTAGACATTCCCGATGAGATGATGGAGACAACGAAATGAGCGAGGCAACCAAATGCGACGTCTGCGGGAAAGAAATATCACTTTTAGATGTTCACAGTGGCGATGGAAATGAAGAACTTTGTTTCGAATGCTATCACGATACTTACGACATCGACGGCGATGAGCTGATGGAGGTGGGAGAGTGAACTGGCCTTGGATTATTTGCTGCGGCCTTGGGGTGACCATCGTCTTTCTCTGCGAATATCTGGGCAGCAAGCTGGCGAAATGGCACTGGAATAACATCAATTAGCAGCCAGCCTGCTGGCATCTGGAGGGGATATGGGATTTATCACGTTAACGCAACAATGCAGTGTCTGGCAGCCAGAGAATTCGATAACTGGCGGCAGAGAAAAAACAGTAAGAGAGCCGGTCTATATCAATCCTGATCATATCGAGTCTTTGTTTTTTGCTGGCGTAACAATCGTAAAAATGGTTAGTGGTGAAAGATTTAATGTCTATGAGACACCGGACGCCATCATCCAGGCTGCCGCTGGACCTCGCGTTAAGGAGAAGTGAGATGAATAAGAAACAAGCTGACAAATTATTTGTGAAAGCAATGAACGCGGTTCACGAGGCAGGAGAGGACAGAGTTAACTACTGCCTCAGCTTTGTACGCGGCTACCTTGAAAGCGAAAACAAGGCTGAGATGCTGCATGAGTGGGATGACGGCTCAATGCGTGTGAAGCTTACCCTTGGCGAGCAAATACACTGAGGAGATGGCGATGCAGGAGTTCATTCTGCACGAAACGAACAAGTCACAATTCTGGTCAGTCCTCAAAGAAATCCTCTCTACCGGCAAACGCTGGCGCATAAAAATCTCAGAGTATCGCGAAAAGCGGTCACTACCGCAGAACAGCCTCATGTGGAAATGGAACACGGAAATAGCCGAGCAGCTAACCGCTGTCAGCTCTGACGTGTTTACCGATGAGGAAATTCACGAGTGGCTCAAGGATATGTATTGCCCGGCGAAGCCAGTAACCCTGTACGGCATGACGCGCTATGTGAAGTCCACGCGGCGGCTGGATGTGGGAGAGATGCACAAATATCTTGAGGATATCGACCAGTGGGCGCACCAGAAGGGGCTGAGGCTAACCATCCCTGACCAGTGTGAATACCGCGAGCTACAGCGGAGACAAAACGAATGACACGACGAAGCCCGATAGAGCGAATATGTGAGAACTGCATCTACCGCGTCACCCACCGCAAGAAACGCAAACCAGAAGTACCACCATCCCAAATATTAACTTTCAACTACACGTCTCACCTGGCGGATATCCGCTGGCTGCGCGAGCGTGCACGGAGGAGACATGAATAATGACTCAATAAATCATCCTAAGCATTACACGCTAGGCGGTATTGAATGCATTGACGCTATCAAGGCTGCAACCACTGGAAAGACAGGTATTGAGGCTGTATGCGTGGCTAACGTCATCAAGTATTTGTGGCGCTTTGAGGAGAAAAACGGAATTGAAGATGTGAAGAAAGGGAAATGGTATCTGGAGCGCCTGATAAACGAACTGGAGGAAAGACATGTTAACTACTGATACGTATCGGCAGTGCGAAAAAGAACTGGTTAATGCCGCTGGTTATTGCTGTGGGTGTGAGAAGCGGTTGACCCAGGACGAAACATATTTCTGTAGCGTTTGCGAAAAAGAAATAGCGACGTACAGAGACCCTAACGGCCTGATGCTGGAGAAAGATGATGGCTAGCAAACACCGGCATCACTTTGACAAAACAGAGACTGAATACATCCTGCGAACTGCCGGGAAAGTCCCTCCATGCATTATGGCTCAGCAGTTGAAGCGGACCATTCAGGCTGTGCGTGACCACGCAGCCCGGCATGGAATCAGTCTGCGCGTTCCTAAAAACATTACAAAGGCCCACTGGAGCGAATACGATGCAAGAACAAAAAGTAGCAAGGCGGCGCTGCAAAAATGAGGACTGCCGCGAATGGTTTCATCCGGCTTTCAGTAATCAATGGTGGTGTAGCCCGGAGTGCGGAACAAAATTAGCACTGGAACGACGAAATAAAGAAAGAGCAAAAGCAGAAAAGGCCGTAGATAAAAAACGAAGACGGGAATATCAGCAGCAAAAAGACAAGCTCAAGATTCGACGACTCGCATTAAAACCCCGCAGTTACTGGATTAAACAAGCCCAACAAGCTGTAAACGCCTATATCAGAGAAAGAGACCGCGACCTGCCTTGCATCTCGTGCGGAACGTTCACGTCTGCTCAGTGGGATGCCGGGCACTACCGGACGACTGCTGCGGCGCCTCAACTCCGTTTTGATGAGCGCAACATCCATAAACAATGCGTCGTATGTAATCAGCACAAAAGCGGGAACCTCGTTCCTTACCGCATAGAGCTTATCAGACGTGTTGGTCTGTCGGATGTTGAGGAAATAGAGTCCAGTCATGATCGCCATCGCTGGAGCATTGAAGAATGCCAGGCGATTAAAGCGGAATACTTGCAGAAGCTTAAAGACCTGCGTAACAGTCGGGAGGAAGCGGCATGAATATCGAATTCTACATCGCTGTTGGCGTCTGGGCGGCGTTTCTCTTTGTCTGGCTACCCATCCAGAACCACCGGCACAAGATGCGGGTTAAATCGCTCAGAGCAATCCGCAAGGGTAATTACGTGATGTGCAAATACCAGTTCATCAAGTCTTTGTCAGGAGGCCAGTCATGTCAGTAACAGACATCAACTCAGCACAGCAGCGCCACAAAGACCGTGAGATGCTCACCAATATCGACAAGGCATTACAGACTAACGAGGAAACCCGTCAGCGCCTTGAAGCTATGCGCCGAGAGGTGATCAACCGATTGGGGATTAACAAGCCGGACGGCCCGGAGGATGCAGCGTGAGGACGAGAGAGCTAAACCTAAACAAAGAACAGCATGACTGGCTCAACGGCTGGCTTGAATTATGGGGGGCATGGGTTTACTCAGGCAGACTTGAAAAGCGCATGAGCAGCGTTATAGCTCAGTTCATGGAGAAAGTTGAGCCGTCCAGGGTAATGACGCGGCCAATGTGCAATGACGATGACGGAATGTTGATTTCTCAGGTCGTAGATTCCGTTATGCGCATCGACACAAAGGCCTTCGGTATTCTGCTTAGTTACTACTCTCACGGCTCATCCAAGAGAGCAATTGCATCGTACTATCATGCGACTGCAAAGCCACGCAAGATGTGCGGAAGGAGCGGGGAAGGGTGGAGGAAACCATCTTTAGCAACCTGCCGAAACGAAATTGACGAAATCCTCAATGCGTCGCTCTTCGTTTTGTACCAACCGATGCAAGTTGCTTTCAAAAGTCGTAAACGTATTGGCAAAGTCAAGCATATTGCTCCTAAAGTGCTTGACAACCAATTATCCATTTAGCCATAATTACACGGTAAGCTGCCGTTAGTGACTCTTAAGTTGCTACGGTGGCTTTTTTATTGCCTTATTCTCATCAAAAAATGAGCCGAATCACTCCCGAATTCGGCTCATCAAAGCAACTCGAAAAAGAACATCCTCTTACCCTGGCTAATGCCGGGGTTTTTATTTTCAGGCCCGGACAATCAACCCCCCATCGAACCCTTATCTGAGTGTCCGTGGCCTGATTTCTACTACGCACAGCACCCCCTGATAACTGGAGGTGTGGAATGTATCGCATGAATACAAACAACGGCTTTTGGTCGTATTTCTGGTCTTCAATAACAGGATTTCTGACCATGCTGACATTGCAGGATGTGCTGTTTGCATTTGGCGCGGTCGTCTCTGCGTTGTTTGCGTGGCTGACCTACCGGTCAAACGACAGGAAAAATAAAGCCGAAACTGAAGAAAACCGGAAGCGAACGGAAATACTCAAGGCGGCTTATGCGCGGGGTGACGTTAACAGCATCCCGGAAGCGGCAAAAATCGTTCAGGACATCGACGCGGTAATGCAGCCGCAGGATAAATAACATGGCTATGTCTTCCACACTTCGAAACCGGATCATTGGAGCTATCGCCGGAGGTGGCGGGGCAATTGTTATTGCGACAGCTATGGTGTCCGGGAAAGACGGGCTGGAAGGGCGCGAGTATGTTCCATACTACGATGTGGTTGGCGTTCTCACCGTCTGCGACGGGCATACAGGGAAAGACATTATTCCCGGCAAGCGCTACACCGATCGGGAGTGTGACGCACTAACCCGTTCCGACATGGCCCGCATCGCCCGGCAGGTTGACCCGCAAATCAAAGTTCCAGCCACTGAAACCCAGCGCGCCGCTATCTACTCTTTCGCTTACAACGTTGGTGCCAGCGCCGCGATTAACTCTACGCTACTGAAAAAGCTCAACGCCCGGAACTACACAGGCGCATGCGATGAGTTACGCCGCTGGGTGTTTGCAGGCGGTAAGAAGTGGAAAGGCCTGATGAACCGCCGGGAGATTGAGCGCGAAGTCTGCCTGTGGGGCGAGAAGCCTCAGAAATCTGACAGTGGTTTTGGTCCGCTGAATCCCGGAACGCCACCATCTGCGCCGGGGGTGTTTTGATGAGCCGTGTAATCGCAATTTTTGGCGCTGTCATCGTCTGCCTGATTATCTGGCTTGGCTGGGCGGTTAATCACTATCGTGATAATGCCGCCACCTACAAAGAGCAGCGCGATAAAGCCACTGAAAGTTTGAATATCGCGAACGACACCATAGCCGATATGACTGTGCGCCAGCGAGACAACGCTGCACTCGACGCGAAATACACGAAGGAGCTTGCCGATGCGAATGCTGAAAATGATGCTCTGCGTAAGCGTCTCGATAATGGTGGCCGGGTGCGCGTTAAAGGAAAGTGTCCCGCCCAAGACTACACCACCTCCACCGGCGGCGTGGGCGATGCAGGAACCGTCGAACTCGCTGACGTTGCTGGACGAAACGTTCTCAGTATCCGATCCGGAATCATCCGCGACCAGAAAGCCCTGAAGTATTTGCAGGATTACATCAACACGCAGTGCCTGAAATAAAAAATCTTGACCGCACTTTGCAAAGTACAAAGTCCATTAAATGAGCCTCGCTGAAATGCGGGGCTTTTTTATTGCTCCAAACCAGCGCACTCGCGTGCGTATTTTCACAAGAGCTTTCCGTAGTGTGAGTCTGAGACAGGGCGGTGGATTTCATCGTTCCGCTCTTGGCCGTCCATGTCTACGCGAGCAGGCTCATACCACAGAAAGGTAAATACGATGACCAACATTATTCCTTTGAATTATGACGGGCTGAAGATTCGCTTTAATGATGAAGGCTGGATCAATGCTACTGATGTTGCCGCAAAATTCGGGAAAGAAACAACATCATGGCTTCGACAGATAGATGTGCTTGAATATATGTCCGCTCTGTCTAAAAAGCTATTCGGAAATTCCGGGTTTCTGACAGAAATTAATGAAATCAGGAAGTTAGATACATCAACTGCTGCATCACGAGCAAAAGTGCTGAGGTTTGTTAAGGCAACTCGACTTGTTGCAACAAAGACTGGCCCGCAAGGTGGTACATGGATTCATCCAAAGCTTGCAATCAGGTTTGCCCGCTGGCTTTCAGTTGACTTCGAAATTTGGTGTGACGAGCAGATTGATGCGATTGTCCGTGGTGGTTCTTTCTCAACTACCGATTCACGCATTACAGCGATGTTCCTGCTGGATGAATCAGTGCCGTGGGAAAAGCGATTTAGCGATCCATTCTATGCGGCATTATTCAAAATGTCCGGGCTTCCACGTCACAGGCCAAACCGCAGGCCTGCATTGTTCGGGATGATTAGTGCTAAATGGGTATACGGACCAGTACTACCAGAGGATGTTTATCAGGAAGTGAAATCACGCCTTGCAAAAGGCGAAAAGATTCATCAGCACCTGAAGCCTGAAGCGCTGAAGCTGGTAGAGCATCAAATTATCGCCGTAACCAGTATCGCAAATGGATGTGCTGACTACCGCGATTTCGAATCCCGCTGTATGGCGGCGTTTCATGTCAAAGGGCAGATGAAAATGCTATATGCGGCAGCCTAATTATGAGCAACAGAATAATCGAATGCGCCTCCAGAGCGGGGCGCGACTTCTCAGAGTTCATGAAAGGCGAGAAAGGCATGATGGATGCGCTGGCTTCGGTGGATCAGTTTGGCGAGCAGCTACGCCTCAACGGCTGTGTTAATCATCACTTTGTCAGCTATATGATGCGTAATGCCATCATGCAGGCATTTATGGACATGGCAAACGCTGAGAAGAAAGAAGAGCGTCGCCGTAAACGAGCGGAAGCAAAATCAAGGTAGCCATTCCAAAGCTCATCTCCGGGTGGGCTTGATAATGGCTTTAACCACAGGAAAAGAACCATGGCAAAACCGGACTGGGAGGCCATTGAGTCGGCTTACCGGGCTGGCTCATTGTCTATCCGCGCAATAGGCGAAAGACACGGCGTTAGCCACGCCACTATTCTCAAGAGAGCCAATAAAGAAGGCTGGCAACGCGACCTAACCGACAAGGTAAGAACAGCGACTAAGGCCAAGGTTACCAAATCAGTTACCAAAGATGGTAACCGGGAACCACTGGTTACTGACGCGCAGATTATTGACCAGGCATCCGATGAAGCCGCCGCAGTAATTATGGCTCATCGTGAGGGTCTGGCGGCATGGCGTGGCATCACCAATAAGCTCCGCGACTTCCTCGAAGATGCAGAAATAACGGAAGACAATCACGCATCCATGTCCCGTTCAATCACTGCCGGTGTCGATGCTCAAATCAAAGTGATTAACGCAGAGCGCAAGGCGTATAACCTCGACTCTGAGGAAGCCAATAAGACGGTCGATGACCTGTCTAACCTGATGGATTCACTGTCTCAGGGGGCTTAATGAAACCTGAGCACCTCAAGCTGCTGAGAGATAAGGACTGGCGACTCAATAACCTTTACTGGATCACCGACAAAGAGGGAAAGCCTACACGCTTCAGGATGACGCCTGAGCAACGTGAGTACTTTGAAGGTATCCACACCCGCAACATCATCCTGAAGGCTCGCCAGCTCGGTTTCACTACCGAAGTCTGCATTATCCAGCTGGACGCCGCGTTATTTGAGTCGGCAAAGTGTGCGCTGATAGCCCATACGCTAAACGACGCCAAGCGCCTGTTTCGCGAAAAGGTTAAGTACGCATACGACAAGCTGCCAGCAGAGATTAAGGCAGCCAATCCGGCGAGCAACGATTCTTCAGGGGAGCTCGTATTCAAGAAGGGCGGATCACTGTACGTCAGCACCTCTTTCCGTGGTGGTACGCTGCGCTACCTGCACGTTTCAGAGTTCGGAAAGATATGTGCCAAGTTTCCGCACAAAGCCCGTGAGATCGTCACTGGTGCGTTTGAGGCGGTATCGACAGGCTGCTTTGCCACAATCGAGAGCACAGCAGAGGGCCGGGCGGGTTACTTCTTCGATTATTGCCAGACAGCAGAGAAAGCGCAGTTACAGGACAAGCCGCTTTCACCGCTGGACTGGAAGTTTTTCTTCTTCTCCTGGTGGAAGAACCCGCAGTATGCATTAAACCCAGTAGAGCCGCTACCAACGCGCCTGGTTGAATACTTCGCTGAGATGGAAGCGAAGCACGGCGTTGTTCTGAACGAGCGCCAGAAGGCCTGGTATCACGCCAAAGAGAAAACACTCGGCGATGACATGAAGCGCGAGTATCCGACTATTCCGGCGGAGGCGTTTCAGCAGTCTGTCGAGGGCGCGTACTATGCCAAGCAGTTCCGCTGGCTCTACACCAATAAGCGGATCGGCCAAATCCCCGATAACTCTCATCTCCCGGTTCATACGTTCTGGGATATAGGCGTGGGCGACTCAACGGCAATCTGGTTCGTCCGTGAGGTCGGTACCGAATTCCACGTTATCGACTACTACGAAAACTCGGGAGAGGGCTTGCGGCACTATATGAAGGTGCTGAAAGACCGCGGCTATGAGTACGGTGAACACTGGGGACCGCACGATATCGATAACCGTGAATTCGGTGCTGATGCCAAATCCCGCAGAGAGCTTGCTAGCGAAGGGTATGAGATCGACGGGCAGGTTTACAGCATGACGTTTCAGGTGGTTCCGAAAGTAGGGGTTGATACCGGCATTGAATCAGTGCGTGAGATCCTCCCGTCCTGTGTATTCGATGAGGATAAATGTGCTGAAGGCATATCTCACCTCGAAGGCTATCGCAAAGAGTGGGACGACAAGCGCGGATGCTGGAAAGATAAACCGCTTCACGACTTCACATCACATGGTGCTGACGGGTTCCGTTACTTTGCTGTAGCGAAGAACAACCATAAACAGGTCGGCGCAATATTTTTCTAAGGAGCACTCAGTGAGTGAATTAAGCACAGGGGAGCAATTCCTCGTTAATGCCCTTGCTGATGCTATCGGGCGGCAGCGCATGTTGTACGCAGGCCAGCCGGGTAATACCAAACGCACGAAGCTGTGGGATGAGTTTGGTTATCCGAACAACCTTGAATTCGACCGTTACTATCGTGCCTACGAGCGAAACGCCGTAGCTTACGCCGCAGTACATAAGCTACTTGACGCATGCTGGACTGATAACCCGACAATCATCGACGGTGAGGAAGCAAAAGAGGCGACCAAAACTACGGAATGGGAAAAGGCGGTAACGAAGCTACTCAAAAAGCACTGGCCGAAAATCAAGGATGCCGACCGTCGCAACCTTGTCGGTCGTTACTCTGCGCTGCTCATCCAGTTCCGTGACGGCAGGGAATGGAGCAAGCCTGTAGATAAAATGGTTGTCGCCAGGCTGAAAGATAAGTCGATCGTGAAGCTTATCCCTGCGTGGGAGTCTCAAATCAAGCCGGGCAACTTCGATACTGACACGCTTTCTGAAACATACGGGCAGCCTGTTTCGTATAAGTTCAACGAGCAACCAGTAGGCGATGATGGCACATATGGCCCGGTACGCGGCGTCACAGTTCATCCAGACCGAATCATCATCCTGTGCGAAGGCTCAGAAGACGAAAACATGCTGTCCGGCGTCCCATTCCTGCGAGCGGGCTATAACAAACTGCTCGACCTTGAAAAAGTCTCAGGCGGCAGTGCTGAGGGATTCCTGAAGAACGCCAGCCGCCAGCTTGCGACTGAATTCAATGAGCAGGTGAGCATTGATACCTTGATAAAGCAGGCTAAAGACGCCGGGTACGACAGGCTTGGCGATGCGATGAACGACAAGGTCAATAAGCTAAACAGTGGCACTGATGCTGCTCTGGTAACTCAGGGCGGAAAAACATCTGTGCTATCAGTGGCAGCCGCTGACCCGAAACCCACATGGGAGGTCGCAGCCAACGAATTCGCCGCTTCAATTCAGTGCCCGTTCACCATTCTGTTCGGCCAGCAAACGGGGCGGCTTGCCTCCGATGAGGATAAAACAGACTGGGCGAAGCGCTGTAATGGTCGGCGTTGGGGATTCCAGTCGACGGTAGTTGAAAACATTCTGGAGCGCTTCTGGAATCTTGGCGTCATTGACTCGCCTTCTTCTGGTGAGGTGACACTGGCATGGTCTGATCTGCTAGCACCAAGCGAGAAAGAGAAGATTGCCAATATGCAGGCGATGGCGACTGTGGCTAAAGACACTCAGCAGGCATTCGGCACGCCTGCAGTAGACGAAAATGAAATCCGCGCAGTGGGTGAGCTTGAACCTCGCAAAGAGCTTAAAACTCCCGACCCTGACCAGAAGGTGATTACCGATGATCCTCTCAATCCAGCAGACGAGAATCGGAACGCCGATCGTACCGAGCAACAAGGCTGACCCAACACAGTCATCGCGGCAGGTCAGCCGGATGTTCAGCGACATTGAAGAACGATATCTGAACATCAAGCGCCGTCTTAAAGAGCTTTTCGACATGCGTCTGACCGGGAGGCAGCGAGAAACCAACGGTGAGCGCTCCTGGATGATGTGCAATAACTCCGGTTCTGGCCCTTCACTCTATCAAGTCAACGCCGGAACATACATCTACGACATGACGGCAGCGCAACTGGCTGACCTGCTTCAGGTGGTTCAAACCATCCTTGATGATTCGCTTCTTGATGGAGGAAGCCAGAATCTGTGGGCGCTTGGGTATGTGGCAGCAGAGTACGAGCGCGGAACGCTGGCAGCGTTTACTAATCTGTCCGTTCAATCATCTGTTTACGAAAGCCAGACTACGCTACAGCAACTACTTTCCAGCCCTGCATATCAGAACCAGATAGCCAGCGCTTACGTTAGCACGTACAGCGACTGGAAAGGCATTAGCGATGCTGCTCGCGCCGATCTGGCTAATGTCATTGCAGAGTCAATTGGACGTGGAGTCAGCCCGAGAGAAACTGCGCGGATTATCAGTAAGCGACTTGATGTAAGCATGTCCAGCGCCAAAAACATTGCTCAGACTGAGCAGGTCGGTGCGCTGCGTGAGGCTCAATGGAACGAGACTGAATGGGCTTCTGAGCGGTTAGGTTTAAATACTGGGCTGCTTCATCTTTCAGCGCTAAAACCGACAACCCGACAAACTCATGCTTTCTGGCATGGAAAAGTAAGGACCGTGGCAGAGGTGAGGGAGTGGTATAGCATCAATGGCAACAAATACCATTGTTATTGTTCACAAATCCCTGTGCTCCTGAATGACGACGGCAGCATATTCAACAAAGGGCTGGCTGACAAACTGGCGAAAGAGCGGAAGCAGTGGGCGAAAGCTGAGGCTGCTTAAAAAATGAGGTGTAACTCAATTCCCGCGTGCGGGTTAGATGGGTAGAGTAATGCATCAACCGGTTATCCGGCAGGGCAGGCATGATGCTAATGCTGAACCTGAGTGCTGGTTCGAATCCAGCCACCTCACCACCTTACCAAGGTCGCTTAGGCGGCCTTTTTTTATTGCCTAAATACACCAATGAGGCGCATATGAGCGGCGTATATTTCGAATCAAAGCGACTTGGCGATATTTCATGCTCGCACGTTAAGATCGGCGGCATCGAAGCGATGATGAAGCAAGTAGGCGATCGGAAAGTCATCAAGTCACACGGTCGCGGCAACGTGCGCCAAGTAAAAGCTATCGTCAGAGCGTTACATAAAACTATCCAATAATGAGGACCCAGCATGAAGCGCAACCGCGTTAACGTGCTGACCGTCGTCAACTCCGCTTCAAACATCACCACTGAAACCATCGACGGCAAGCCACATATCGTGGTTCGCGGCATCACGCCTGTCGTGGACGATATCGTGATGAACCGGAGGTTGTACCCGGCAGCCGAAATCGAAAAAGCCTACAACACGCTTGAGCGTAACCCGATGCCGCTGGGCCACCCCAGAGTGGACGGCAAGCACGTTTCGGCGCGCGACGTGCGGGCAGTGAACGAGTACCACGTCGGGGCCTGGCTACAGAACGTCACCCACAAAGACGGAAAGGTGACGGGCGACATGTACGTTAACCGGCAATACGCCGAATCCAGTGAGAAGGGCAAGCGACTGATTAACCGGCTGGATGAGATGATCGCCGGCACTAACTCTGAACCTATCCACATCTCCACCGGCCTGTTGTATTCCGGCATCGCCGCCAACGGCGAATCGAAAGGCAAAAAGTACAACGAGATCGCCACCAACATGATGTTTGACCATGTTGCGGTGCTGCTTGATGAGCCTGGCGCCGGTACGCCGAAGGAGGGCGTTGGTATCTTCGTTAACTCAGAAGGTGAAGAGCAACAGATCGAAGTTGCCCGCCTTGCTGATGGTATCGACTGCACCCGCGACGGCCTGCTCAATAAGACCAGGTTCTTCTTTACCAACGCCTCCAACTTTTCCTTCGACGATATCCAGCGCGCAATCAGTGAAAAACTGCGGGAAGGTCGTTCTGATGACAACTGGCTGTGGCCGGAGTCGGTATGGCCTGACACCTTCGTGTACCGAGATGATTCCCGTTATTTCAAACAGAAGTACATCATCGACGATGACGGCAAGGCCCAATTCGTCGGCGAACCTGTAGAAGTCGTGCGCAAACAAACTGAGTACGAGATTAAAACCAACGGAGAGAACGATCCGATGAAAGAACTGATTATCAATGCGCTGCAAGCCGCTGGTAAGCCGACTGAAGGCAAGTCCGACGCCGAGCTGATGGACGCTTACAACCAGTTAGCTGCAGAGAAGGCGGTAGCCAAGAAAGACGGCGGGGAAGAAATCGACCCAGCAACTGGCAAACATAAGAAAAAAGAGCAGGCCAGCAACAGCGAAGAAGCACCGGCATGGTTTAAACCCTTTGCTGACGATCTCGCCGCTGTTAAGTCTGGCCTTACTGCCAACTCTGATAAAGAGAAGGGCGAGAAGCGCGCTGCGGTTAAAGCCAAGTTCCAGCTCGACGATCTGGCAGTCAATGCTCTTGATGGTGCAGCACTCGATGGCCTGTATGCGCAGTGCCAGACCTCTACCGGCCTGAATGGTGCATTCCGCCAGGCTAACAACAACGAATCTTTCAGCGAAATGCCGGAGTAAAAAATGGCTAAAGACGGGAAACACGTAATTCACGCGGGCGGGGTTTTCCCCAACCCGCAACTTAATCGTGAAGGTTCTGCGGCCGCAGCGTTTCTGCCGGGTACCGTCATCTTTTTCAGCGCGGCTAAACCGACACCGTCCGTTGATGGCACTGAAGACGCGATCCTCTACGTCGCTAACTACGACTATTTGCGTTGCAAAACAGTTGATGATACCTACGCAATCGGTGACTGGGTAGTAAACATCCAGCCAACACCGGGCGTTTTCCTCAACGTTCGCGCTGCCGCTGGTACCTACACCAAGGGTCAGCCGGTTTCTGTGGCTAATGGCCGCATCAAAGCACTGGCAGCAGGTGAAACCATCTTTGCCTATGTTGAAGAAGACAAGTCCCTGACCGCCGCAGCAGGCGATCTGGTTCGCGTCGTGTTTAAGTAAGGAGAGACTGAATGTTTGTATTTTCGACCCGACGCGCGACTGAGACGGGCAACCTTGAAGCCAACCAGGCGCAGTTTAACGAACTACAACTGGCGCGCAACATGAGTGCCCAGGCAGTAGCTGATTTCGTATCCCGCACCCGCTGGCGCGGTGATGCGGCGAACACACCGGCGCTGGACGCGACGAACGCTGTTGACGATATCCGCCGGCTGTATCGCGCTTACGACCAGACTGTGCTGGCTGAGTTTGAGCCCACCACTGAATTCACCCTGCTTAACGACCTGATCCCGCTTTCCCGTTCAGTTCGCCTTGAAGAGTCGGTGTACGAATACGCTCGTACTGGCGGTCGGGGCTGGGCTCACACCTCCATGTCTGGCCAGATTGGTGCGGCTCTGGATGCACGAGCGTATACCTTCGACGGTACGATGGTTCCGATCCACGATTCTGGGTTCAAATTCCAGTGGCGTGACCCGATTTTCAACAAAGGTTCCGCTCTGGCTTCTCTGGCTGACGCTCAGCGCGGATCTGTTGACGATGTACGTCGCCAGTACGTGGATTACGTCTTCAACGGTTTCCGTGACTCCGCTGGAAACTATATCGCTTTTGATGGCAAGACCTGGAAAGGCGTGAAAGCGGATGAGCGCGTACAGGTTGTTGACCTCAGCGCTTCCGGTCTGAATATCGACTACACAAGCGGTAGCGCTACGGCTGAGCAAATCCGCAACGCAACCATTGCACTGCGTGACGTGATGAAACTCACCAACCTACAGTATGCGCAGCAGACCTGGTACGTCTCCGGTCAGATCATCACTAACCTGGAGCGTTACTTCAGCGATAACTATCAGTCTGACACCATCCTGCAGGAGTTGCTGAAGCTATCCGGCATCGTTGCCATCAAAGAAGATGCGCAACTGACAGGTAATCAAATCCTGATTGTTCCGCTGACAGCCGGGGTTATCGCTCCGATTGTTGGTCAGGCAGTCGGTACCGTTGCAGACCCTCGCCAGTTCTACAACAGCGACTACGTATGGCGCACCTGGGGCGCGATGGGCCTGATGGTTAAGACCGACATTAACAATCGTAAATCCGTTATCTACGCACACAGCTAAGGGGTATTTATGGCACTGGTAAAAGTTGTTCGAGACAACCTGCTTTCCGGTGCCAATCTCCAGAAGCTGGAGGTTGGCGCGCAGGTTTCGGTAAGCGGTGATGTCGCCAGGAGTTGGGCCGCCGCTGGTCTGGTTGAAATCATTAATGATGACGATCAGACGCTGAAAGTGGCTACGCCGGGTGACGATGCTGCAGAGCAGCAGGATGAATCTGCCACCAAATCGAAGAAGGCGAAATAACCATGACTGACCCAATCACAGCGGCAGACGTGCAGGCGTTCCTCGGTGAGTTGGGTTACTCCATCCCGGGCGTGCTACTGGATCCTATCCTCTGCGTGGTGAACAAAATCATTCCTTGCCTCGATGGCGCAGGGCATGACGAATGCACAGCGAAGCTGATCCTGATATACGCCGCCGCGCTTATGGCGACGTCGTCCGGTGCTCGCCGCCTAAAATCGCAGGCCGCGCCGTCTGGTGCGTCCCGCTCGTTTGAGTACGACGATGACGGTATCACCTGGCTGCGCGACTCACTGGTAAAACTCGATACCAGCGGCTGCACTGGTGAACTGCCGATCAGTGCTGGTAATAGTGTCGGGTTCTTCGATGTTGTGAGCAGCTACTGATGGAGTGGGTTAGCTCATCTGAGCGGAAGCCCGGCATGTTCACAAGGGTATGGGTCAAGACGGATACCGGCAGGGAAACCACTGGTTACGTTAACTCAAGCGGCGAGTGGATCATCAATTGCCCATCGGTCCGCGCAACCGGTGCTGTCGTAGTTGAGTGGAGGGAGTGAGAATTGGTGTATAAAAAGCCAGCAAATGGTAAAATTAACGAGCCGGGGAATGCGTCAACATTGCCACCGGCTCTAACCATTATTACCTATTGCGGAGGTAACTCATGGCTCATCAAATCTTAAGCCATCATCCCCATAATGCGCCATCTTATAATGGCGTTGCAGGCGTTTATCAGATTACCAACGCCATCACTGGTGAGGCGTATATCGGCTCCACGGTTAACATTTCAGGCCGCTGGGCTAGCCATCGCTACAAGCTTCGGAAAGGAACGCATGGAAACAGGAACCTTCAGGAGTCATGGAATAAATATGGCAAAGGTGTTTTTGATTTCTCCGTTCTGGAAGTGGTGAGTGATAAGTCCGAGCTAATTGCTGCTGAGCAGCGATTCTTTCTCGAATTAAAACCGACTTTCAACATCGCGCCAAACGCAGGAAGCTGTCTCGGAGTTATTCACACCGAAGAATCAAAGGCGAATATGGCGGAAAGTCGCCGGGGAGAAAAGAACTGCTGGTTCGGCAAAGTGCCGACCTGTGCAGGTATGAGCAGCCTGCCTGAAGTAAAAGCTAAAATATCAGCCAAGAATTCAGGCTCTGGCAATCCTATGTTCGGTGTTACTCCGCCACACGCCAAGTTTACCGATGAGCAGGTGCGCGAAATTCGTCGCGCCATTTCAGATGGTGATTCTCTTACCACTATCGCCAAAAGATATGGCGTCTCAAAGGCTAACATTGCCCATATTCGGCAAGGTCGGTCATATGCGAGGGTAGTCTAATGTCGGCAACAGCTTCTTGGTCTTACACAGCCAAAGCCACCATCTGGCGCAAGTTGCCCGGTAAAGATGAGTACGGTGACCCGCTTGGTTACGCTGCTCCGGAAATCATCCTCTGCGATTACGAAGGCGGTCTGTCGAAGCGTATCGGTAGCCTGGGCGCTGAAATAGTCGTGAAAAATACTGTGTGGACTGAATTTGCAGGTGCCGGGTCTGGAGATTACCTCCTTATAGGGGCGTCTGCTAATCCAGACCCGGTGGCGGCTGGAGCTGACGAGATTCGTCAGGTTATCCGCTATGCAGATACGTTTGAGCGCCTGGCGGATGATTGGGCATTGCTGACGGGGGTGTAGTGTGGGAGTAAAGGTTAAAGGTGTTCGCCAGGTATCGCGAAACATTAATCGCGTCATAGACAACATCCAGCATCGTAAAGTGGCAAGGGCAATTTATTCCGCTCTCAATATCGGGGCGTTGCAGGCGACAGACTATACGCCAGTAGACACTTCCGTCCTGATTAACAGTCAGTTCCGGGAGTTGGTCGTAAATGGCACCCGAATGACCGGCAGGGTTGGATACTCGGCCAATTACGCTGCCTATGTTCATGACCCGTCCATCCCTCAAAACTTCAGGCTCGCAAGGGCGAAAAAAGAGTTCCTCACTAAGGGCTTTGAAGAAAAACAAACCGAAATCGACGCCGCAGTAGCCCGGGAGCTTTCGCTATGACGCCAATGATGTTCGAACGGGTGAGAAACCTCTTTGTGGATGCAGGTATAACCACCGGATTCGATATCCAGTTACTTATGTACGAAGACCCGAATGACCTGACGAAAGCCGCTATGGTTTTTCGTCCTGGTGGAGGGACTCCGATCCGCAATGACCTTGGCGCTGAGCATTATGTGATGGTTGATGTGATAGGCGCAAAGGACAAACGCGGGGCCGCAACGAATGCGGTTCAGCGAATTGTCGATTACGTTCAGGCTAATCCCATCGCAGATGATTGCGTTGGCTTTATACAGAACATGGGCGGAGTTCCGCCGCCGGTTTTAACCGAAGAGGGGAGATTAGTCTTCCGACTCCAATTCGCGTGTATGTACGGAGAGTAAACGGTATAATTGAGCAGTGGCTAGGCTGATCCCCGAAAGCCCGGTTTCGTCGCCGGGTTGCCACACCCATCAAATGACGAGCAACTTTGACGAGGTTGTAATGAGAGATTTAGCTGCAAAAGGAATCACACCTGAGTTTTTAAAAGAGTGCTTTGACTGTGATCCAGTAAATGGAACTCTTCTCTGGAAATGCAGGCCGCTCAGTCACTTTAAAACTAAGGCGGCGCAGGTAAGCGTAAATAATCGATTCGCGAATAAGACCGCTGGATTCGAAAGGCCTGACTCCTCAATGTCAGTCAAGATAGGGTGCGACTGGTATTATTTACATGACATAATTTTCACCATTTTCCATGGAAGGTTGCCGACCTCAAAGGTTTATCACTTAAATGGAGATAAGCGTGATAATAGAGTCATTAACCTTTCTGAGTACATTCCTCAAAAATTGTCAGAAAATCACATTGAAAACCCTGCGATGGCGAAAGATGGTTTTTCTCCACTGGATCACTTAGACGTCAAATATCTAAAAGAATGCCTACACTACAATCCCGATACTGGCGCGCTAACATGGAAAAAAAGACCAAGAAGCCACTTCAAGGGCGGGGCGGGATTTGAGAATTTTCACAGGAAGTTTTTTGGTAAATCAGCTGGCTCTGTAAGCAGAAATGGCTACCTGAAAGTGATGCTAAATGGTAAGCAATACCCAGCTCATCGAATTTGTTTTGCAATCATGACGGGATCTTATCCTGATGGAATGATTGACCATGTCAACGGATGTAGGGCAGATAACAGATTTAGCAACCTTAGAGTTACTGACCGTGTTCAGAATATGAGAAACATGGTCACTTATTCGAGCAACACTAGTGGTCATGTGGGTGTTGTTCAGAGAAAGGACACGGGGAAGTTCAGGGCTTACATAAACAGCCATAAAAACAAGAGAAAATTTCTTGGTAATTTTGACACCTTTGAAGAAGCTGTACAGGCCAGGAAGAAAGCAGAAATAGAGTATGAGTATCATGAAAACCATGGCAGATAGCGATGGTTTAACAAACGAACCCGCCTAGTGCGGGTTTTTTATTGCCTAAAGAAAGAGGAATAAAAGTTATGGCTATCTGCCAGACGGATAACACCAAGCTATTTGGTCGCGCCATTGTTTTAGAAGTTGCAGATGGCTGCGCAGATACGGTACCACAAGAGTCTGAATGGAAGGCGCTTGCTGCCGGAACTACAAAATCGTTCGACATGTCCCCAAATTCTGTCACATCGGATGCAGATGATACAAAAGGTTATGTTGAAAGCATTGTAACGAATGCTGACCTGACGATCTCGTTTGAAGGTGAAGTACGCAAAAACGATAAACTCGACCAGTATGGCGTATATCGCCTCATCAAGTACTTCAACACTGAAATTCAGGCGGCTCGACAGCCGACGCTCTGGGTTCGCATGGAGTTCGGGGCAGTTACTCTTCAAGGTTACATGTTAATTAATGCGCTTAGTTCAGACGGCGGGAGTAATGACATCGTCACTTTTTCAACAGAGTTTAAGGTTGCTGATGCCAGTACATTCCAGGTATTTGATACCGATCCCACTGTGCCAGCAACAGGCGTTACCGTAACCCCAGCAACTACGTCTCTGGCTGTAGGTGCCACTCGCCAGCTGACCGGTACTGTTAATCCTGCTGATGCGAGCGATAAGTCTGGCACATGGAAAACGTCAGACGCCACGAAAGCGACCGTTAACTCTACAGGTCTGGTTACTGGCGTCGCCGCAGGCTCGGCGACGGTTACGTTTACATCAAACGATGGAAGCTTTACCGGAAACTGCGCAGTAACCGTTACCGCTTCGTAATTGCCATTTCAGGGGCTTCCACCTGGTGGCCCCGAAAATGATTGTTACCGGATTTAGCTATGATCCCCATGAAAGAGATTGGTGAATGCCTTATCACCGCCGGAGACGATGAATACTTCTTCCGCCCGTCGTTTATCAACATGACCCGCATCGGGGAGCCCAGGGAGATTGTTCAGGCGTTCTATGATCTGCACCATGACGAGGTGTCTGGTGTCTTGCAGTTGGCGCTTGAGGCGTTCGGGCTTATTCCTGCCTGGCTTATCCAGCACATCAAATCGACAAGCTACGGGCGCAAGGCAATGATGGCAGCCATGACGGTGCTGGCGGCGTGCTGCGACCGGGATGTGACGCCATTAATCGGTGAGATACGTCCAGCCAAAGCGTCAGGTAAGGCGTTCAAAATGCGTCGCGGCGCAATGGATGAGTTCGACATATTGGCAATTGCGCAGTCGCTGATCACGCACGGAATCATAGGTAAGGCTAAAGTGCGGCGGCTTCAGCGGCATGAGACCAACGAGTCGACATCAGAGTTCAACGCCTTCGAGTACATCAGCGCCGCGCGCAACCACTTCAGCATGAGCCGTGAAGAGGCCGAGCAACTCACCATGACCGAGTTCACACAGCTTCTGGCGGCTAAGTATCCGGACCAGAAAGGATTCACCCGCGAGGAGTACGACAGCGTGGCTGATGACTATATGGCGAAGAAAGCGCGCCGCCTAGCTAAGGCGGCGTAGCAAATTCAGGTGGGATTTTTAATGGCGGAAAGCATAGAGAGAACCTTTCTGAGACTGGATGTCTCGTTCTCAATCCTGGCAGTCAGTTTCTCAGCAATCTGCATTAAAAGAGGCTCCACATGGGTGCGATCCTCTTCGGATAGGGACGATATGTTGTCTTCTGTAGCAACCTCAAGCATATAAACCAGCTCTTCATCTGTTAAGGATGCTGAGTTAAGAGACTTTGCGATCATATCTACTATTTCGGAGTTCATTGATCTGCCGTTTTCCTTGGCACGCTCCGCTACGGCATCTCTCATGCCATCTGGCATACGAACAGTAAAACGCTCTATGAAGTTTTGATTTTCTTTGTCAGTCATTTCTATTGGCCAAGGTAATTTACAAAAACAAGGTAGCATCATATTGACATTACTCACAATGACATCATAATGGTGTCAGACATCAAAATGATGTCATATTGATGAGAGGATAAGTTAATGCAGGACATACTTTATACCGGGCGTAAAAATGACAGCTTTCAGCTTCGTCTTCCGGAGCGTATGAAAGAAGAAATCCGCCGCATGGCAGAAATGGATGGGATCTCGATTAACTCGGCGATTGTGCAACGGCTGGCAAAAAGTTTGCGCGAGGAAAGATCTAATGATCAGTAAAAACAGCGAAGCCCGGAAGTGCGTCAACACTAACCGGGCCTCTATCGAAAATAACCGCGTAGGAAATATCGACATGAAAAGTTTAGCAAAGAAGGATCACGATTTCACCATCTTTAAATTCGGCAGCAATGATATTCGCGTGGTAATGAAAGAGGGTGATCCCTGGTTTGTGGCTGATGACCTGTGCAAGGCTCTTAAGCTGAGCAACCCATCTATGTCACTGAAATCTCTGGACGATGATGAACGGTCTAAGTTCAACTTAGGGCGTCAGGGTGAGGCAAATATCATCAGCGAGTCCGGTATGTACACGTTGATCCTGCGCTGTCGTGATGCTGTTAACTATGGCTCCATCCCTCATCAGTTGCGTAAATGGGTTACATCAGAGGTCTTACCGTCAATTCGCAAAACAGGCGGTTATGCCAAATCGGCACACAGCAATCACCTCATCACCAATCTCGAACTTATCTGCCGCACGTGGGATGAAGCCAAAGAGCAGATTACCGTTTTCGACCCGAAGATGGCACAACATCTTAACGGGACGATGAGCATGTTCTGGATGTACACAATGAGCATGAAGGGGAAAGGCAATAAAAAAGGAGGGGTAAAAAATAATCAGCGTTATTTGCAGTAAAGAAAAACCGCCAGTGGGTGCTGGCGGCCTACGTTAATCATTGACTGGAGTCTTACATGCAACAATCAATTTCAACTGCTTTAAATGTAGCAAATACAAATCCGGTTGTCGATCCTGATAACTTTCCAGTAATCGAATGGTCTGGCGTTCGGGTGGTCACAACGGAAACACTGGCTAAAGGTTACGGTACTGACGAGGCCAATATTCGTAAAAACTTGTCGCGCAACGCCAGCCGCTTCATTGAGGGCACTCATATCTTCACTATAAAAGGCGAAGAACTGAAGAATTTGCGAGTGACTAATAGTCACGCACAAATTTCGAGCAAGGCGCGTTCGATTGTTTTTTGGGCTGAAAAGGGCGCAGCTCGCATGTCCAAGATTGTCGATACTGACGAGGCGTGGGGCTTTTTTGAAAGGCTGGAGGATGCTTACTTCCGTCCTCAGGCTAAAAGTACGCTCCCTCAGACATATGAGCAGGCCCTTGAGGACTTGCTGGTTAAGGTTAAGGAGAACCGCCAACTTGAACAGCAACGCGATCGCGCAGTTAAAGAGAAGCTCTGGATTTCTGAGAAACGCGAAGCTACGGCAATGGCAACAGCTTCTGCCGAAAAACGTAAGGCTAATGCGCTGGCTGATAAATTGGGCGAGTGCAAGTGA